CCTTTGCGAACACAACCTTTGGCCGGGAACGTGCCGGGAATGCAAACCGGTGAATTGGGGCCTGCTGGAGACCGAGACTGACGCGGCGTTCCTCCAAGGCATGGAATTCGCCAAGAACAAGGCAGCTCAGGTCGTCTACGAGATGTTGCGGACGCAGGACGCGCGGAATATTGAGGCGGCGATCATGCGGATCAAGAAGCCGTGAAAACCATAGGCTCACTCTTCGCCGGCATCGGCGGCTTTGACCTCGGCTTTGAGCGCGCTGGGTTCACGACCTCATGGGCCGTTGAGATTGACCAGAAGGCGCAGGCCGTCCTGCGGCGTCACTTTCCGTCAGCAGCGCTTCACGATGACGTCTGCGCCGTTGGCGTTCACAACCTCGCCCCGGTGGATGTCGTCACCTTCGGGTCGCCCTGCCAAGACCTCTCTGTGGCAGGCAAGCGTGCCGGTTTGGTCGGCGAAAGGTCAGGTCTGTTCCATGAGTCAGCTCGAATTATTCGCCAACTTAGGGAAGCCCACGGCAAGCCCGACTTCGCCATCTGGGAGAACGTCCCTGGAGCCTTTAGTAGCAACGCTGGCCGAGACTTTGCTGCTGTCATCCAGACGATGGTCAACATCGGGGCGCGTGACGTTGCGTGGCGAGTGCTGGACAGCCGCTTCGCAGGAGTGGCTCAACGACGCCGAAGAGTGTTCGTTGTCGCAGATTTTGGAGGCGAACGCGCCGCCGAAGTACTTTCTCTCCGCACGGGCGGCGGCGGGAATCCTCCGAAGGGCCGAGCGGCGCGGAAAGGAACTGCCGCCAGAGCTGGAGCGGGCTTTGACGAACGTGGCATCCCGCGAACCGTAGGTGCGCTGACTGACGGTGCCCACAACGGGGGGGGGCTCAACGGGCAGGACGCATACACGGGTCGAATATTCCCCGCGTATCGCGAACCCGCTGACCGCGCGCATGGCGAAGGGAATCAACTCGACGCTGGACGAAGGTCAGACGCCGATAGTCGTCGGAGGGGGCTTTGACGATGCGACTTATGGCTTCTACGCCAACGAGGGTTCGCACGGGATGGGCGACAACCGCGAGATTTCGCCATCCCTCAAGATTGGCAGCGGAACATGTGCAGTACCGCCAGCCATCGCGTTCCATCCGACGCAAGACCCGATCAGCAGCGTCGAGCAGACGCACGCGCTGTCGTGCGGGAGTAAGAGCGGTAATGCGAGCGTTGCCGCTCTTGTCCCCGAGGTTGCAGGCATCCTCGGCGGCGGCTCCGGGCAGCGAGGTTGGAGCAACGACCTCGACAGGAGCGGGGCGTTCATTCCGATTCATGCGCCAACGCTTACAGCGGCAAATGACCCATCGCGCTCACCGCAAAGTAGCGAGGTAACGCAACAGGTGTCTGCCGTCCATCAGGCGTCGGCTGTTGTGCGAAGATTGACGCCCACGGAATGTGAAAGATTGCAGGGTTTTCCAGATGGGCACACCGCCTGGGGCATCGACAAGGCCGGCAAGCGCGTCGAGATGGCCGACTCAAGCCGGTATCGCCAGCTCGGGAACGCCGTAACGGTCAACGTTGCCGAACGAATTGCACGACGCCTTGTGTCGGTGTATGCTGACGCAGAGGTGTCCCATGTCGAAGGCAATGGTCAAGAGCATCGTGGCGAAGGCGCTGAAGGCGCCCCGTGAACCAAAGGACGTGTCGCACGCGCCCCGTGCGTCGTCCGCAGGCATGAAGAAGTTTGCTTCTTGCGGTACCGCTGACCTGACGGGCGTCCACTACGACCCGCCGATTAGCACGTCGAAGCGTTGGGCCTGGGAGATTGCCGGCGTGCCGCTCAAGGAGCGAAAGGGTTAGCCATGCCCAACGTCAAGCCCCCGAGTGTCGTCCAGCAGATTGCCCGCAAGGCGCTTGAGGACCGCAAGAAGCATGGTCGCGGCGGTACCGAGGTCGGTGTGGCGCGTGCGCGCGACCTTGCCAACGGCAAGGGCATCAGCCCGAGTACCCTCAAGCGGATGAAGAGTTTCTTCGCGCGCCACAGCGTGGACCCGAAGGATGACCGCTCTAGCGCCGCATCTATCGCGTGGCGCCTCTGGGGAGGGTCCGCTGGTCGTCGCTGGGCTGTCTCTCAGGTGAACAAGCTGGACCGGAAGAAGTAGCTACCAGACCACCAGCACAACGCCGCCGGCAAGGCCGACAAGACCGGCGCCGCCGAGCGCGTAACGTGCTGCGTCAGGAATGGGCGCAACAAGCCCCGTCACAAGCAGCAGTGTCGATGCGACGCCGAGACCGTATCCGGTCAGCGGCTTCACAAGGCTACGCACAGGAGGCGGCTCGCACGGCTTGACCGCAGCAAGCGACGCCTCGCAGGCTTGAAGCGCCGCTTCTCGAGCCGACACCTTGGCCTCGGACTCGTTCAGCCGAAGAGCGCACGTCTTCTGCTCACCACGGGCGAGAATAGCCTCTCGGGTCAGCAGACCGAAGCCCTCGGCGGTACAAGTCACCGACGCGCCATCAGCCGACTTGACGCAGTCAGCCGCCCTTGCCGTCGCTGTTACGCAGAGAAGCGATAAGGTCGTTCGCAGCATCCACCGAGTCACGGGAAGCCTCCTGCTTCGTCTGCTCTTCGACCTTTGCCACAGCAGCGGTCGTCGCCGCAGCCTGAGCAACCTCGGCTTGCTTGAGCGCAGCAATCTTGTCCTTCAGACGCTGCGCCAGAGCCTCCCGCTCGGCCTGCATGATCTTGCGTCGGTCGTACATCAGCGCCGCGACAGCCAAGGCACCCATGAGCAGGGTTGAAATCACAGACCAGAACACCAGTCGCACCTTGTTCACGGCTTTTGCTCCGTTTCGGGAGGGGTTTCACCCTTCGACAGGCGAGCGAGCTGCATCGCCTTGTCGAGGTTCAGAGCACCGACGTTCAGCGCCGCCGCAGCCTTGAGGGCCACAGAACTCGACACGTCACCGACACGCACCTTGTGGTTGAGGTACGACGCCAGCGCCGACATCAGCGGCACCAGCGCCCCGAGGAACGCGAGGACGTGCTCGACCTTGTCACTCGTCGTCATTGGCCTTCACCTTCTTCGGGCGACCGGGACCGGGAAACTTCTTCTCGATGCGCTTGAGCCGCTTCTCGATGTCCTCGGGGTTGAAGCTCTCAAGGTCGAACGTCGAACCCTGTTTCTCGACGGTACCGCTCAGGCTCTGAACCTTCGCGCTCAACTCGGTCAGCGATGCCTGGAGCACAGCACGCTCGGCAGCGCACGCCTTGTGTTGGTCGTCGCCCCGGTCCTGCTTCTCGCGCTCAAGCTTCAGCCGCTCCATCTCCAGTTCATGGGCCTGCTCGGCGCGCTCGGTGCGAGCCTTGAGCGCCTGCGGGCCGAGCTTGAACGCCGCCGCGATGCCGGCGAGGGCGACAGCACCGATGATGAGCGCGCTGCTGCTGGCGTCAGCCGGCAGAAGCGACTTCACCTGAGCGACCGTAGAATCAACGCCCAGCGTCGCGACGGGTGCAGCTACCGGAGCGGAAATCGACGCAGACGCAACCGGCGCAACGGACTCAACCACCGGCTCCTCGACGGGCGTAGGCTTCTGGTTTTTCATCGGGCCACCATCCTCTTCGTCATACTGAATCGGCATCGAGAAACAGATTCCAGCGTGCCATCGACAACCCGCATCAAGCATGGTCTCGATGGGATAGCAGTCGTCCCTCGGGAACAGCTCGCAGGGCTCATCCACGACTGCTGCGTTGGTCTTCGATGACGGCTAGGCGCACCGTCATGCTCATAACGTTGTTTGCCAGCGCATCCAATTTCTCTTGAATGCTGTCGAGTTTTTCTTCAATGCGACTGTGCTTTTCGTTGGTGATGGCGAGGATGACGGCACGGCCCTCGATGGAGCCGACAGCCTCAAGCGCCGCCCTTGCAACCATCTCGCGACCCTTGAGAATCGCGAACACCAGCGTCGTCAGCCAGCCGGTAGCGGCGATTACCGCAACGACCAGCGTCGCATCCACATTCGGCATCATGCTCCCCCAGTGGTCATCCACGCGCCGGAATGACCGGCGAGGTCGTCAGCCTTGTGGCAAATCTTGTCCACATAACCGGGATGGAACGTAGCTGCGTCGAGCCCCTTGCCCTCCTTGAGGAACTTGGCGACCCGTCCGGCGCCAGCGTTGTACGCCGCAATGACCGCGCGGTCAAGATCAACACCAGTGAGGGATGGAGACAACTTATTGAGCGAGCTGCGGGCGCTCTTCAAGATGCCGATGGCATAGGCGCAGCACTTCGCCGGGTCCTTCCACGCACCCGACTTGCAGAACTCAAAGTGGGCCTCGTAGTCGATTTGGAACAGGCCGCAACCCCAGCCGTTCGTCGTCGGCACCCAGGCGTCGATGGGACCGGCGAGCTTCCGCGCAGGGATGCCATCGGGCAGGTTCTTGCGCGCCACGGCGGGGAGTGGGAACTCCTTCATCCGCTTGTCACGGTCGGGCGTGCAGGCTCGAGGAATGAAGTCACCGGAGCCCTCGGGGCCCTTCGGCTTGAGCGCCTGGCCGAAGTTGCTCTCAGCGTACAGAAATCCCAGCATCAGGTACGGCGAGACACCCGTACCGGCGCAGACCTTCTCGACCACGTCGGCAAGGTACTCGGAGCCCTTCGGAAGCGGCGACGCAAGATGCAGGCTCATTCGATGACCTCGGTCACAGGTGCGTGCGCGTTGATCACGTCCAGTGCTTTCGTCCAACCATAGCCAATAGGACCGGCGACAATAATGCCGTCAGTCGAATAGACTTCCATCTCTCCGACGACGGTTTTCGTGATGGTGCGCCCATAGGCATCAATTTGCGTTTCCATGATCACCTCAGAATCGCGTAATGACAGAACCACCCGACGTGCCCGATGCGCCTGTAGCAGTTGTGGGTTGTGTCGGTTGACCGGGAACCGTGGTGCGCCCGTCATTTACTGTGGCAATATCACCCACGGTTGCGGCGCCCAAATTGTAGAGAATAATGACGCCGCCAGCGCCACCAGCTCCACCGTTGCCGCCTTTGCCGGTGCCGTTCCCGTTGCCACCGTTGCCGCCGTTACCGCCTGAAGCGTCACAGAAGTTGGTGGCTGAAGGCAAACTGCCCGAGAGCGCATTGTACCCAACGATGAGTACCCCGCCGCCGCCACCGGCTCCTCCACCACCGCCGCCCGTGTTGCCTGATGATGTCGTGAAGCCGTTACCCCCATTACCGCCTCCGGCGAAGAACGTCTTGGCCGGTGACGTACCCGTTCGAGCGATGGTGTTGGCCCAGACGACGACGTAAGAACCACCGGCACCACCACCGCCACCTGCGCCGCCACCGACGCCCGTGTCGCCACCACCGCCTGAACCTCCAGGCCCGCCTTGACCGGCGACGACCAGCGCGGTACCTCGGAAGATAGGCAGAAGGGGCTGCGGCAGCGAACCGCGAAGGCTCCAACCAAGGGTGTAGTTGCCCGCCGTTCCAGCGTTACCTGCGGCGAGCGTAGCACCCTGCCCACCCTTGCCAGCGTCGCCGCCAGCACCACCGATACCTGCGGTGACGGCTGCGGAGCTTGCAGAGGCGTTGCCCGCCGAGCCGGAAACACCTGTAGACCCAATAATGCCGACGTTGCCGGTGTTGCCGATGCCAGATGCCGGAACGCCGCCAGCGGCTCCTGCGCCGCTTGTGGTGCCGGTGGCGTTGCCGCCGTTGCCCGCGTTCGTCGCGTTCGTGTTGTAGACGCACGGTGAGACGGTGGCAGCCGTGACATCAAGCGTGCCTTTGACCAGAATCGGGTATCCGGCTGTATTAATACTGCCGCCCGCCGCAATGGTTAGGCTATTGTAGAACATCGGTCGCGTCAGCGTCGTCAAACTGCTGATCGTGACGATTCCATCGGAACCATCTCCGAAATACTGAAACAGATCAACTATGTTTGGCGGAAGGTTTGTTCCGTTCGATGCTGAGGTCACTCGACCCTTGGCATCAACAGTAACGGTCGCAGTAGTGTATGTTCCAGCGGGCGACGGCGACAGATCAGGGATGGTCGGAGTAGATGACACCCATGCGCTGCCGTTGCTGGTAAGCACATCCCCGGCAGTACCGGGCGAGCTAAGACCCGTGCCGCCATTACCGGCCGGCAGGGTTCCGGTCACCTCGCTTGAGCCGCCAGCAAGGTTGATTGCGGTCGCAGGCGTTTGGAAGACACCGTTGATGACATGAACCAGACCGGTGCCAGCGACCGAGGGGAAGGTCGTCTGAACGTGCGACGGCGTAGCATCGCCAAACTTGATGGTGATGGTCTTGTTGGCCGCAGTCGCCTTTGCGCGCAGCTCGATGTAGATGCGGTCAGTGGCGGCAATCGTCGTCTGTGGGAACACCACCGAGGCGATGTACTGAGCCGTCACCGAGGGGTCGTACAGGCTGACGTCATCCGACGAGGCCAGCAGCGTCGGCGCAGTCGAGCCATCGTACTTATAGACCTCAATCTTGAGAATCGTCTGACTCGGACCGGTCGAGTTGGACGATGCCCAGACATTGAAGTCCCAGATGCCGGCAGGGATTGCCGTCACACCGGGGTCGATGCTTGGCGTCGAGTCGGTGACGAATCCTGCCACAAGGTCGTATGTGGACTGAGACAACGTGCCCGAGGTGATGCTTGTCTGCGCGACTTCAGCAACACGTCCAAGCTGATGCGGAACAACCGGCGTCGTCGGCAGGCCGGTCGTCGGAGACTGCGCGACCGTGCCGTAGTTGAAACTGTACTGAATGCCGCCACCGCCGGAACCACCGGAGGCAATTGCGCCGGGGACCCAGGAGGTGCCGTTGTATTGAAGAATCTGACCATTGCTCGGCGCGCTGCTCGAGACTGACGTGCCTTGAATCTTGGCAACGGTCGGTGACGGGTAAGTTCCCGACAGGTCACCAGAGGCAGTACCGTCAGGCGGCAGGCTGCTCGGTGTGCCAGACAGGTCGCTGTAAGCACCGGACGTTGCAACCGCTGCAAGCGACGGCGTCCCCGACAGGTCAGAATACGCGCCCGAAGTGGCGACCGTTGCAAGACCGGAGACCTGAGACGAGCTGATACCAAGAAGCGTCTGATCAATGCCGACCGGTGAGCCAACCGAACCGTCACCGGTAATCGGTGACGCGACCGCAACGGTTCCGCCGCCACTACCAGCAGTCGGCTCCCAAGCGGAGCCATTCCATCCAAGAACATCACCAGACGTTGGAGCCGTATCAAGCACCGGACGCGACTGGATACCGACGACGGTCTGGTAGGTGACCTGACCACCGAGGTCACCAGCAGGCGAGAATCCGCTGGTCGCACCTGGACCCGTCAGCGTGATGCTTGCGTAGATGGCGCCGCCCGTCCCCGCGCTCGGCGTCCAGACAACGCGCACAAAGCCATACGCGATGTTCGTAATCTGGATGATGAACTCGCCGTTACCGGCGATGGCGACCGACGCATTCGGGATGTCGGCCCAGTTGGTAGGGACGAAGTCGCCGGCAGGGAAGATGTTCGGCTGATCGTTCGATGCCTGCAACTTCACCGTGCCGGCGGCTCCGGTAGCGCCCGCAACAGTCACCACAACGCTGCACTGCGTCACCTGCGAAGTGACGATGGAATCGCTGGCGAGGCTGTTATCGACAGGCCCAACGATTGCCGCATAGGTGACTGAGTGCATTTTGACTCCTAGTACACTGAAAGAAGCGAACGCTTCCAGACAGGTCCGACAGCGTCAGTACAGGCATAGATGGCATTGGTCGAAATCGCCAGGTCACCAGCAACAGGCGACACAGGGAATTGCGAATCAACAACACCATTAGGGTACGGAGCCGATGGGATGCTGATGGTTGCGCCGCTGTAGAGGGACGCCTTGTAGACGCGCACCTCGCTCATGTAGCCATCGACGCGCAGGTTAGACGTGTCCTGCTGTCCCATCACGCTCACGACCTGACTGTCGAGAGTGGCGGGGATCAGGTTCGTTGTGCCGCACGACGTGCCATCGAACCACATCGTCGTCGTACTGCCAGCACGCGAGATGGCAACGTAATGCCAAGTATCAAGAGAAATGGCAGGACTGTAAATCTCAGAGCCGGCAACGCCGTTGGAGTAGAAGACAAGCTCACCGGGATGAGTCGGGTCCGTCAGGTTGTACAAGAGGACACCGATGCCGCTGCCGCTGGACACATTCCTCATATCGAACGGTTGGCACCCAAAGCTTCCGGTCTGATTAATTCCGTAGCTTGCAACACGAAAACAGAACTCAATCGTGAAGTCGCTGCTTCCGATGACAACGTTGCTGTTGTTGATTTTGACGCTGGCGCCGGTCGAAGAAAAGATTGCGGTAGCATCGCCAGACGGCGGCAGCACCGGAGGAGCCGCAATCGACGCGCTGCCGCTGACCGTCACCGGAATGTTAAAGAATCCAGAATCCTCAATCGCGGTAGTACCGTGAAGAAGATAAAGACAGTCAGCGTCATCGATGTTGGCGTTAAACGTGATGTTTCCGCCACCGCCGCCAGCAGCAGGCGCCCACTCGGTGCCGCTCCAGGTGAGCACTTCACCGGAAGACGGTGCCGTCGAGGAGACCGGGTTGCCTTGGATGCCGATGACCGTCTGCGATGTGACCGTACCGGCGAGGTCACCACCCGGCCAGAAGCCGACACCGGGGCTCGGACCCGTCGTGTCCACCGTGCAGACGATGACGCCGCCCGTACCTGCCGAGCGCGTATAGACCACTCGGATGAACTGGTACGCGACGTTGGTGATCGGAATCAGCACCTGACCGTTGCCAGCCACCACCGCGCTGACACTGGGGAGCGTCACCCAGGGCGACGGCGAGGACTCGGTGACCGGAAAGCCGGTGCCCACGTCGTTCGACGCCTGCACGGTTACGGTTCCGGCAGCGGTGCCGTCACCTGTCACCGACACGATGACGCTAAACTGCGTCACCTGAGAGACAGGAATGGGCGCACTGGTCAACGAGCTGCCGGTGCTGCCGGCAATCGCGGTGTAGCTGTTGGAGCGCATTAGCCCCTCCGGTGCTTGATGGCGCGAGCGAACCCGTCATCAAGGTTCGCACCCTTCTCCTTCTTGCGCGGGTACAGTTCCTTCATGTCGGCCTTGGCAACCTCGCCACCAAAGGCGCGACCGCAAGTCGGACACTCGCCACCGTGCGCCTTGAGCGGGACGTACATCTCGCCACCGTGCGCGCGATACACGGTCGGGTCCATGACCTCGCCACCCTGAGCCTTCTTGGGGACATCCTTGGCGTCACCGTAGCCGCAGCGCGGGCAAGCCTCGCCAGCGTCCATCGCAACCGGAATCTGGTCGAGCGGATAGTCGCAGGCCGGGCAGCGCGTGCCCTTCTTGGCCTCGACCTGACCGCCGAACGCCTTGCCGTCAACGTACTCGGGCAGCTTCTTGCCCTTCGACTCCCGGTCGTATTCCTTCACGACCTCGGGGGCGAGCTTCCCGGTGCTGACGAGGTGATGCATTAGGCGACGCTGCGCCTCAGACTTGTACGGCATTTCAGACTCCTACGGTGCGGCATGGCCGCTGGTGGTTGCTTGCGTTCACCGCTTGCTGCCGTCACTGTAGGCGTCGGCACAGTAGCGGATTCTGTCACTTGCGTCTAGCGGTTCCCTCGGTTCCAGGCGCCGATACCCTTCTGAGCCTCTCGCCAGGCGGCGGTCTCCTGCTGACTGCGACCAGACAGATTAAACGCCTTAGCGCGCGAGACCGGCATCTGCTGCGACTTCTGCTCAGTCGGGGCAGGCATATACGCCTGCTGGGCTTGCAACACCATCGAGGGAGACATGGTGCCAGTCATGTCTTGACCGAACAGTGCCGAAAGCTGCATCCGTCGCTTGTAAGGGATGCTTGGCATATTATGAACACGGTCCGCCAGGTCTGCTTGGATTGAGTTGTAGACCTGAGGATAGACATGCTTCACGGCCTCAACGGATTCCGGCGTCAGCGTTCCCAATTCGGCATCATCCATGATGCTCAATGGGTCGTTGACTGCTTTGACATACCGCTCAAATCGAAGGACATCTTGTCGAGGAGCCGGAAGAGGCGGCATCCCAGGCGACGACGGACGCTCCTTGGGCGACTTGGACGCAAGGAAAAACACAGCTCGCGAGATGGTGTTCCTGAGGTCTTGAGCCGACTGTGGAGCCACGTCATCCAGTTCGTCACCAACATCATCCATGATCCTCATCATCATGTCTGGGTCGCTGACAAGTTGAGACACGTTTTTTGCCACAGCAGATGAATCAACCGTTGTTGGCGGCTTAACCGAGCGCAAGACAGCTTGCGGCGTCATGGCTGGAGCAATGCGAGCAGGCTCAGAAGTAGAATCATCATTCAGCGTTGCTCGAGCCAAGATGTCTTTGATCACTAGTCACCTCCCGATGCAACATCAGCCGCAGCATCGTTGACTGCTTGATCAATTGCATCACGCATAACTTGCGATTGCTGCTGTGTCTCTTTCTTTTTAAAGCCACGGGCAGTGACACCGGCCGGCGCACCCATGAGCCGATAGCTCTTCTCTTGAATTTGCTTCTTGGTCAATCCGGTAGCTTCGCCAAGAGCCCGAAGCCGAGCAAGCCTAGATGGGTCGGTATGAACCGCCTGCTGACGAATCATCTCATCCAGCGTTCGCTGCGCTCGAGCGGTGCCGAAAGTTGCAGCAGGGTCAGCCAACACCGACGTAAATGAGTCACGAAGGTTTCGAAGGGTCTCATACCCTTGGCGATTAGCCTCAATGATTGAACGGGTTTTAGGCGTTGGAACACCGGTCCTGGTTGGAATGCTGGCCTTCTGAAGAATGTTGCGTGCCGACTCGATGGCATCACCAAGGATGTCGCCATCAAGTTCGTTTGGGCTCAGACCAGCGCTTCGTGCGGCAGCAGCAGCATCATTGTAGCCGGCCTCTAAAATACTTTTTGCTTGCTTAATGGAGCTATTATAAGCAGATGGCAATCCCATCTGTTCCGCGTCAAGAATGTCCCCATACAGGTCAAGACTTTTTTGCTGCATCACGGAAGATGGCGCTTCCGCAACCGTTGAAATACCAAGAGTAGCTTCATCAGCCCTCTGCTTCGCAAGCGCCGTCAAATCATTGACGATAGGCTGAGGCGCATTGTTCTTGATAGCACGCATGACAAGTTCTTCGTACTGAGCCGCAGCGCGAGGCTTGATGTACTTTACAGCGGCCATGCCACCACGAAGCATGGCTCCCTTGGTGAGGCCGCCAAAGAGAGCCGTAGCTACGGATGCATAATTTGCGAACCTGTCAAACGAATCAAACCCAGCATCTCTGGCTGCTCGGAGTGCCGACTTGGTTGCAATGCGTTCTGCGTGGCTTGCTACTTGGTATTCGCGCTGCGCCGCCTTCCATAGCGGCTTCGGCACGCCAGCGGCAACAGCTCGCTCGCCAATCTCGTTTGTCATTGCGTGACGGACTTGACGCAAGGCGTTGTAGAACTCGGTGCGATTCGGGTCCTTGATCATGAACTCGGTTGCGCCATAAATGCGGCTACTGATTTTTGTCCGCATATCGGACAGTTCCTGCATTGTCAGATTGTCACCAGGGAACGCATTACGACGAGACTCAATCTCATCAAGCAATTCTCGAGCAACGCGCTGATCTTCAAGGTCGCCGGTCTTAGAGAGCGGCTTGACCACGTCATCGACAATGCGGTCCCACATCTTGGTGACGTTCTGAGCGGCACCTCCATTGGCCTCGTCGGTCAGTTGAGCAATTTCGCCAATTGATTCACCAACACGATTCAGTTCATTTTTTACGCCGTGATACATCTTGAGCGGGTCCATGAACGGACCTACCAGACCCTTGTCGGCCGCTTCGTTGACGAGTTCAATTTGCGCTGGCATTCCGACTTGCTTGGTGACCGGAGTTGCAAGGTTCGGAGCATGAGCAGCATAGATTCGATCAGCGCGGCTCTTGCCTAGCTTCGCCAGGTATTCGCGACCAGCCTCAGTATTGGCAGAGAACTTCGACGCCGTCTTGAAGTGCTGCGCCACGCCAGAGATGCTGCCGCTAAGAAGAGCGCCGAGACCCATCTGCAACGCAACGGACTCGCCAGACATCTCGCGGTTTTCGAGCTTGGCCTCAGCGTACTGAAGCGGAAGCGTTGCACCGATACCGGCAGCAGCGGATGCCGCCCCGATGGCAGCGGCACCAGCACGGGTTGCGGCAACCTCGGGAGCAAGCGCAGTCAGACCGGCCTGTGTAGCTGTGCCTGCGCGAGTAGCGGCAGATATTACCGGCGAAACAGCTTCGGCTACGCTAGCGGCGCGTGCAGCCGGCGCAAGAGTTCCAGCGGCGCGAGCTGCGGCCAAAGCCTGAGCAACACGACCACCACCAGTAGCAGCAGTTGTTGCGGCAGCGGCCTCACCGGCACCAAGAGCAGCACCTGCGGCGCCACCAGTTGCAATAATGGGAGCGAGCAGGCCAGCAACACCGAGAACCTTGCCACCCATCGTTCCTAGTGGCGATGCTTCTGCAATCTCCGTCTGTTCTTCGGCTGGTAGGCCAGCAGCGCGCTCAATCAAGCCGCCGACAACCGGAAGTGTCAGTTTCGCAAACGCTTGAGCGCCTGCCGCAACAGCGGTGCGAAGAGGCTGACGCCGAAGGAACTCCTCGCCCGCTTTGGTTTCTACCTCCTTGCGTTCCTTGATGCGTGTCTGCTCTTGGAATTTAGTCAACTCATCGGCAGTCGCACGCCGAAGCGTATTGTCCGCCTGAGCCTCTTCGTAGGTTGCACGGTCGCCTGCGGCGTAACGTTTGCCGGTTTGATCATCGACAAAAACAACAGGGCTCGGGAATACGCGAGACAACGACGGGTCTGCGTCAGCTTCGCGCTCGACATCCTCATTGTCGGCCACAAGCGTTTTGCCGGTTTCCCTGTCGATGAACTTAGCGGCCATTGGTCACCTGAGGGCTAAGGCAATTCGCGCATACGGCTTCGAATGTTACTAGTAGCAGGCGAACTTGGCGCAACCGCAGGCGCCGGAACGGTGGGAGCGGCGGCAGACGCCGGCAATTCCAGTTCAGCAGGCGCAAACTTGAGTGTTGGCATTGCCGGGAGCGCGCGACCAACAAGCTTGGCCTCTTTGGTCTTCAACTTCCAGAGGCCGTACTTAGCAGCATCCTGCTCTCGAGCGCTATCTGCCTGTGCGTGCTCCATGATGTATTCATCACGCGCACGAACTGTTTCCTCAACAAGGCGACGAATGCCAGTCGCAGGAGGCACATCGCCAATAAATTCTTTGAGGAATGCAACAAAACCAAACGGATTTGCGATAGCTTCTTTGAGTTGTTCTTTCGCCACCTTGGAAACGGCTCGATTGTAACCGAAAGCTTGCGGAAAGTTCTCAATCTGAAGCGCCAAGCTAGACAGGGCTCGCTGCCGGTCTGGGCTCAAAACGTTAATTGTTTCGCCAGGCTTAAGAGACTCAAGGTCTTTTGCGGCCTCCTCAAGCGACTTTACCGCGAAATTGCGACGCGCAACTTCATCCCGAACCGCTTTCATGCCGGTATCGCTGGAGGCTTTTACTGGCACATCATCAACAGCAAAAACTCGACCAGTTTCCCACTTTGTTTGAGCAAAAGACGGACCCTTATCGACAACAGGCTTTGGTGCCGCAGGCGCACGAACAACGGTAGGCCGACTGGCGCGAGTCTGCGCGGCCTTGCCAAGCATCTCAAGGTATTCTTCCTTTGAGATGGTCGCCGTCAGGCGCTCAAGGTCGAGTGCAAGCTGCCGCTCAATCTGTGACTGAAGCAACCGAACCTTGGGACCAATTTTGCCTAGGTCTTGAGTCGAAGCAATCTTGTCGAGGGCGACCTGAAGCAACGCTTTGTTGTCCATGCGGACAAGTTCGTCGGCAGCTTCGGCGCTCTTCAATGCGTCCTTGTAACGCGACCACTTAGAGTCACGCTTGCGCTTCTGCTCCTCAAGGTCACGCTCCATGGCGTTATTGAAGGCGGTGAGAGCATAATTGGGCGTGTTGGCGTAACCGGAAAGGAACCCGCCGACCACAAGCGAGGCAATGCTGAAGATGCTCTTGGCGAGACCCTGTGAGCTGCCTTCGCCACCAAGGAACGACTTCAGATCATCTGCCGCTTCGGCATCTTTGCGGTACGAGTCGATGTGTGAACGAATGTCGCGACGCGTTTCTTCATCCTTCTTCGCCTGCTCCGCGAGCGCCAACTCTTTCATGCGAACAGCATCAAGGGTTGCAGCCTGAGCGGCCTGCTCTGCCTCTCCCTGGGCCTTGAGCGCGTTGGCCCCGTCAACAGCAGCAGAGATAAACGCTTCCTGCAACTTGGGATTATCTTGCCGCAACAGCGAGAACACGGGCGCATTTGCCACATCAGGAAGCGCGACTGCGGCAATCTCAGGCGAAGTACCAAGAATGCTTGCGACCACATCCTTGATAGGCGTCGCAGGCGGCAACTTCTTGGCGACATCAACCAACTGTTCAGCGGTCAGCGGGCGAAGAACCGGTGCAGGCGCAGGCGTAGGCGCGGTCGGCACCGGAGCAGCAACGGCAGCAGCGGGCGCTACCGGAACCGCAACAGGCGCTGCGGGCACCGGAGTCTGCGCGAGGGTCGGAGCCGCAAGAGGCGGCGCAAGCAGGCCTGGCTGCGCCAAGAACCTCCCCATAGGGACCGATGCGGGCGCGACCGGCGCAAGCGGTCCGACGGTCTCCTGCGACGTAATCGTAACCGGCGGCGCAGGCGTCACATCGACAGGGGCCGGGGCAAGCCGTTCCTCAATAATCGGGACAGGACGACGCGACGCGACGGGAGCGGGCGCGGGTGCAGGCGCAGCCTCTTCCGCAGGAGCCGGCGCTTCAGCCTTAGGCGCAGCAACCTCGGCGGGCTTCTTAGCCTCACTTTTGACGGCCGGAGGCGGGGCGGCGGGAGCAACAGGAGCGGTAGGTGCAGCAACGTTAACGTTGATTACCGGCGGCGGCGTGACCGGCGCAGGAGCGGGCGTAGCAGCTTGACGGGCAGCTTCCTGACGCAGCCGCTCAAGGTCAGCCGCTGCCTGCTGTTCAGCGGTTTGCGGTACACCGGTAGCTTCAGTAGCGCGAACTGCGCGACGACCAGTCAAGGGCACGGCGGCCTCTTCCTCAACGGGTTGCGCGACGGGAGTGGCAGCCATTGCGGCATCAACATCGGGTTGACGCGCAATATCCGCAGGCAGCACCTCACCGCCCTCTTCAAACTTCTGAACCTCGCCACCCTGCGCGTACCGACGCAGACGCCCCAACATTCCCTGAGACAGCGGCTTCTTCGCGATGGTGATGGTCTTGCCACCGGGACTGACGACCTTGAAGTGCGTCGAGTGCTCAAACACCTGACGCAGGCGCGGCTTCGGAATCCTCATGGTCTACTCCTTCCCTTCGGCTTCCAAGTCCATGAGCGTCTCGATGGCGTTCAGACGCGCCTCAAGCTCCTGCATTCGACCGAGAGCGGCGACGTAGTCCTTCGGAGTCGGCTTCTTCTTGCTCTTGATGGCAGAGACAAAGTCCTTCGCCTTCTCGGGAGCATTTGGCGACTGCGCCACCGAGCGCGGGAGGACAATCTCGCCAGGGGACAGCATCGCCGGGACGGTGTCGTTGGAGCGCGTATCGCCACCATAGGCAGCGCGACCCTTGATTTCGCCACCCTTGGAGACAAGAGAACTGCCAATTTTAGCGCCCGCCTGAGTCCCCTCAAGACTTCCACCGCTTATTGCAGCACCGAGCCCAGCGCCAAGCGCGCCAGCAATCGCCTTCTCCTGCGCCTGCTGCTGTTGCCGACGAAGCTCCTGCTCGCGAATCAACCGCTCCTGCTCCATCTGCTGTTGCGTCAGGCCAAGCTGCCCAGCCTGCATCCCAAGGCTACCAGCGGTGCTGGCTGCGAGGATGCCGCCCTGACGCTGCTGCGCGAGCGCAGTACCAAGGTTCGCCTGCGCCGCCATCTGCTCCTGCAAGCGAAGCGCGGCAGACTGACCAGCCGCCTGCTGGCGTGCCGCCTGCTGCTGCTGCATGGCTAGCTGCTGCGCCTGAGCAGGGCTCAGTCCTCGAGCCGATGCGAGCTGCGACTGAGTGGCCGCCTGCGCCTGCTGAAGCGCCTGAGCGAACTGCATCTGCGCCAGCGAGGGGCCACGACCCTCGGCCTGAGCACGCAACATCTCAGCAAGGCGACGCTGCTCCTCGCCGGTAGCGCGAGTGCTGCCAAGTTCTTCGTAGGCGTATTCCTGGCCGCGCTTGAAGCCGCCAGCAAACTCAGGCTCAACGGACGCCCTCGGGATGCTCGGCGCCTCTCCGAATCCAAACAGACCCATGTTCTACTCCTAGCTCACAGTGCGCGATGCCGGAACCTTGGCGAGACCAACCTTGGCGCCGACCTCAAACGCGATAGAGGACAGACTACAACCTTCGCCTGCCGTCGCTGTGGGCACGTCTTGAATGACGAACTTTACCGCTTGAGTCTTCTGCCGCGCAAGGTCTACTCGCCACTGATAGAGCTGAAACTCTCCACCATAGACGCCCTCGCCATAGGGCGATACGCTACCATAGGTCGTCGGCGTTGTCGGGGAGATAGTTGCAGACTGGACGATGGCATCGTTGAAATCGACGCAGACATCAACCTCAAGGTCGTGGGCGCTCTTCCAGCCACCCAGAATCAACGCCCGTCGAACACGCTGGAACCCCTGCACGCCAGCGAAGGTCAACCAGGCGGTAGTGATTTTCAGCCGAATGGGCGAGCCGTTGTCGGTGAAGACGTCGTCAGCCTCGGTCAGCACCAGACCGTTCGACCGAACCAGCGTCGGCTTCTCGTTCCAGATGAGCGAGTCCACCGCGTACTGGTTGGTGAACGTGCCCCACTGGCCGACGAAGTAATCAAACACCAGTGACTTGCCGGAACCCAAGGTGAAGCGAACTTGATTAGTCCGCGCCGCCAAGGTGGCCGAGGTGATGGTTTCCCGGTTGAACGCCTCGACGGGAGCGCCGATGTACTGCACCTGGAGCGCCCGGTCGATGAGGTAGATGCCCTTGCGGGTCTGGAACATGATGCCGACAGGAGTGCCGACGACGCTCCTCGGCTCGATGCATCCGACATCGGTGGTGATGAGGATGGCGTCCGAGAAGTCGTTGTTCTGACCGGTACTGAGCGGACCCTGACCGACGATGAAGAAGACGTGATTCTGCTTGAACACCAGCAACTTGTCATCGACCGTCGCCAGCGCCGTGATGGGTCCACCGCGAGGGTCAATCTGCTTCACGAACCCGCTGTTGAACTCCACCGGGGCGTTGAGCCCACACTCCTTGGAGTACCAGAGGTGCAGCGGGTTGGTGCTGTCCACCACCCAGATGCGATTGCGGTGAAGCTGAATCAGCTTTGCCGGCGGCGCAGGGTCGTTCTCGACCTCGTAAGCCTGCTGCGACAGGAACTGGCAGTAGAGCAGAGGGCGCACCGACAGGTCGGCATCCGACATGGAGATGTCGGTGCTGATGGTCGCCGTTGCGGACACGCCGTTAACGACGTTCACGGTCGGGGACGTCAGACTGCTAGCGCGGTACAGAATGGTGCCGTTGGCCTGCGTGCGGTAGACGACGAGCTGCACCGGCCTGTCGCCCACCTTGTCGGTGATTTGCAGGTACGGCACCGTCAGGGTCACGCTACCGGTCGTCACGCCCTTGTTGAACTTGACCTCTTCGGCAGGGCTCGGACGGCTGCGGTGGATATTGTTCTGGTGGTCAATCCACTCGTAGCAGACCGTGAAGGCATAGGTGGACTCCTGGTCCGACAGACCAAGGTACCCGCCCGTGTTCGACTGCGAGCTGGTCACGCCCTCGGGGTACAGGTGGAACCCGTGTTCCACGATGTCCACGCCGTCGTACATCTGAACGAAGCCACCGCTGAAGTGCAGCGCGGAGCCAAGCTCGGAGTACAGGAACGAGTGCTGCGGGTCGTCAAAGGTCACAGTGACTGCGCTAACGCCCGTGTTGGTCGAGAGGCCAGAGCCCGCAAGCGCCGCCTGCTCAAGCACCGGGATGCGGAACGAGCCGTCACCAAGGTCGCTGACGTTGGCAACGATGGGCATAACGAAACTGGTCGAGGTGAATGGCGACACCGTGTTGGCTGTCGGGATGGGCCCAGCAATCTGCGACAACGCCTTGCCGACCGCGCTGCCGTCCTCGTCCAGTAGGAAGTAGGTGCTCTGAAGGCTGCTCTGATGAACGACGGAAACATACGCCTTGCCGTCGTATCGGAAAGCGCGAGCAAACGGCGCCACGTCACGACGCCACTGAGCAACCGATGATGTGGTGTAATTGGCTTGAACGGTAATTTTGTACGTTACCGGAGCCGCCGGAACCGTAAGGTCAGTATACCAGATGAATGCACCCTGCTGCGTATCAGATGACGCGCATCCGGTAATGCAGGTGGCAACATTTGGAGTGGCTAGCAGGCTACTGCTGCTTGAGTGTGTGATAGTGAAGTTGGATGCTATGGTGACAAATCTGACTCTTCCGTCGTATGGAGCAGAATTGAGGTCGCTATAAAACGCAACCATGCATCCCTGCAAATTCAAGGAAGAATCCGAAACGACAGGAAAGACGCAGATGGAGCGGCTTCGTCGCTTGATAAACAGTTCCGGCGCATCTTGGGTTACAGCGGATGCTCCAGAGTATCGCCTGACGGTTGTTTCACCATCAGTGCCAGATGCTGAACTCAGTCCGTTGTTGAACGCAACAACGATGCTGTTTGACTGAGGCAGAAGACAGGCGTCAAAATTAGGTGATGAACTGTCGATTGCATCAGCGCCAGAGGCGCCCGTTAGCGTCGTAATGACCGGAGGCGCGTTCGGTGTGGCCGCAGGCACGGATGCAACGCGCAGAGCAAGGTCAGCGATGCTGTAGTAGTAGACAAGGAAGATGCCGCTAACGCAGAGCACTCGGGGCTTAATGGCGCTGGCTTGAAGCAGGGATGATGAAATAATCACCTGTCCGGTGACGGTGTCGGTGATGGCATAGCGAACGGACTGTGCGCTCTGCGAGTCTTCCCAGGCGTACAGTTGCAGGCCGTTGGGAGCCGTCGCGCCGTCCTGCCGACCCTGCGAGTAGGTGTCTCGCACGACCGATGCCTTTTCGATGTAGGCCGACACAAACGCGCCCTTGTCAGTCCAGCCGTTGGCGCCAGCGTCGTAGCTGTACAGGTCCGAGCCGTCCGACAACAACAGCTCGTTGCCGTAGGTGGCAAGCGCGGAGCCAGAAACGATTTTGTCGCCGCTGTTGGTGATGGTCTTGCCAAGACCGACCGTGCCATTGCGCTTGCGGATGGAGTTGGTGGTCGTGAAGACGCCGTTCTCAAGCCCAAGAAGCTTACCGGCCTGTACCTGCTTTGGGTCAGTCTTGGTATCGACGCCCTGCGCGAGCGGCAGAACGATGTTCTGGCGTTGCAGCATGGCGACTCCTAGGTTTCGTAGGCAATCAGCTTGACATAGTTGGCGCTTATGGAAGTTGCGGATACAACAGACCATTCAGCATAAAACGTAGATGTGCCGGTAGATGGAGGGCTATACAAACAGGAGATTGAACGCGGAGTTGTTATTTGGGAACCCAAAAGCATTGAGCCAAAAGAATATGTTCCAAGAGAATCAATAACCCACAACTCAATCAAACCTGTTCCACCAAGGCACTCAAATCCAGAAACTCCACCTAAAGCCGGAACAAATTCAACAGAAACATAATGCGAAGAACGAGCCGAAAACGACAATGCCGAACCAACAACAGTCACAGGCGTAGTTGAAGCTGTGGATTGCGATGTAATTACGGATGTTTGAGATACGGTCTTGGGGCCAAGCTTGGCTTGAGTAACATTGCCGTCAGTAATCTTGGTGGTCACAACGGCATTGGACGCAAGCTGAGTTGCCCCAACGGCTCCAGCGGCAATCTGTGTCGAAGTAATCCCTCCAGTCGCCACCGTCAGCGATGAACCGGTCAACGTCAGCGTGCTGTTGGTTGAGACGTACCCAACCTGACCACCCGACACGATGCCCATTAGCCGAGTGGCGCCGGGGTCGGCATTGGGCAAAAACAAGTTCCAGTTGCCGGTACCGCCAGAAGCGGGCTGGATGACGACACCGTAGGAGCCGACAGAATTGCGACGAACCGTTATTGGACCAGAATCAATATTCGCCGGCTTGTTGGCGTCGCTTTGAAACGTGAACGTAGAGGTGCCGACAGTGAACGCTACGCTAGCGTTAGTGCCGGTCATGCCGCTAATGGTGCCGCCAGAGCCAACAATATTTGGACCATTTGTAATGCGAACAGGCTGCCCGGCGCTGTTGGTGTAATACAAGTCTCCAACTGAATCAGAGTAGACGCTTGAGGTCGTAGGCGGCGTCGATGGAACGCGCAGGCCCAACGAGGAAACGGTCGTCAGACCAAAGCCGTTAAGGTCAAGGTCAGCGTCGATGCTAAGTGCCGCAGTCGTGATGGGCGCACCGAACCCACTGGTGTGGTTATGCGAGTCGATGAGCGACAGGTCGGAGTTGATGGTGCTGGCCCACTCGGGACCAGGCGTCTGCGACACCAGCGGCAGGGTCAGGCCCATAAACGTAGTAGCCATGCGAAACTCCTAGAACCCAACGCGCTTGACGTTGACGATGATGGAGGGGTCGAGCGGACGTGCAGGTGGCCCGACGACAGCGGGCACAGCCGTCAGCGAGGGTGTTGCAGCAACCGTGTTGGCGGCGAACATGAACTCAACGTATTGGTTCGCCTCAAGCGACAGGATGAAACTGTTGTACGGGATGTTGGCACCGTTGTTGTTGCCGAGTTCGATGAGGCTGGACGTATCGTCAACGTCAGCACCGTTGATGCGAATCCAGTTGTAGATTTCGGTCTTGGTGCCACCGGAGAGCGTCAGTTGCGCCGAGAAGGACAGCTCGTAGACACCAGCAGTAGCGACCGTGAAACGCGTCAGGTTCGTGCCGTTGCTCTCAACCGACACGCCCTTCGACAGCGAGACGACCTCGGCAGCAGCGGCCAGCGGCGTGCCTGCGCTGAACAATGGGATGGTCTGCGTTACGCGGCTGACGAACGAACCGTAAACGCTCGGCGTCGGAGTCCACTGCGAGCCATTGTAGACCAGCGACTCACCATAGGCTGGTGCGACATTGCTGACAGGGTATCCTTGCAACTTTGCAACGGTAGGGCTCTCAAGCGGTCCCGACAGGTCACCCTTCACGCCGCGCAGGATAGGGTTCAGCGCAGACGCAATCTGATCCTGTACTCGATTGAGCGAGTCGTCTTCGCTGAAGATGCGAGAGAGTTGCTTGAGGGTAGCCATTAGGGGATGCCACCGCCACCACCGAAGCCGTTGCCAAACGGCCAGGTGCCGTTCGTCCACTGCACGTCAGCAACGGTCGCAGGCGAGCCGGCATCGCGGTTCTCAGCGGCAGCCTCAATGCGTTTGATGAGCGCCTGCTTCTGGAACTGAAGCACCGTCGTGTCCGATTCTTCCTTCTGCGCGGCCTTGATGGCGGCATCGGTGATGACGTACTCCAGCCAACCGGACACACCATCGGCGGTGATGGGGTCGCCACTGATGGAGGCCGCTGAAAGCTGAAGGCGAGTTGTCACACCAGGCGTGCCGGCGGCATTCATCACCGAAAGCGAGATGGGCGACACGCCAACCAAAGACAGCGTGATGACGTTGCCTGATGCTTCTGCTGTTACGCCGAATGTGGATTCATTGGCAGTAATGTATGCCGCAAGATTCGATGCGGTCTCAATAACCGTGCTGCCAAGATAATCTGTGGCAAGAATGCTTTCGCTTCCGATATTGATGGTGTCGTAGAAGGTCGGCTGCTCCGCAATCGTCAGCGTCACCGGGTCAGCCAGCGGCTTGAGCCTCGGGATGTACCAGATGCGGATGGTCTGGCCGGTCTGCGGGGACGGTGTAAACCACAGTTTGTTGGCGCTCAGACGGTAGCGGAGATTCGTCACGCCAATCCACGTCTGCACGTTTGCGGTCGAGTACCGATTGCGCTCTGCCAGCGTGAAGGGACGCAGCGAGACGTAACCATCGGGACCAGCGGAAATCTGGAGGTCTACGCCGAGAAGCTTGAAGAAGTCCTCGGGCAGGTCATAACGCGACTGGTTCCCGACAAGCGAGAACGAGTACTGCGTCATGTAGTAGTCGTTGCCGTACTTCTGCACCAACAGGTCGTACAGTTCAAAGTACGAGGCGTTGATGTAGCTGTTGAACTCCTGGTCCGTGACGAACGTGGAGTTCACCATGTCGGCGCGCTGACGGGTTGCAAGACGCAGCTCGGGCAGCGTCATCACAGGATAGGTCATCGCGTCTCCATGTGCGAGTGGGAGGAGCCCCGATTACCGAGGCCCCTCCCGCTCATCCTAGCACTTACTTGCCGTAGGGCTCAAGTCCGCGCTTGTGCTCGTACTGCTCAAACGCAGGCTCCTCGGCGGCCTCATGCTCATCGTCCTCGAGGTGCGAGCCTTCGTGATGCGGCATGGCGTCCGCAATCTGGAAGGCCGCCTTGAGGGCGTGCGCGACACCGCGCGAGTCACCAGCCTTGACGGCATCGATGAGGTCATCGGCGCAGGCGAGGAGGGCCTCGTCGGCGTCCGAGCCTTCGTGCTTCTCGGGAGCAGGCGCGCCACCCTTCGGCTTGATCTTGCCGAGGATGATCGCAACCGCAGCCTTCTCGTCGTGAACCATGACGGCCTCCTAGTACGCAGTCGTGTTGGACAGCGTGACCTCGACCAGCAGCACGGTGCCATCAGTCGGGAACTGGATGGCCGGGTTGCCCATGCCGTCGAGGAAGACGGTGCTGAACGTCAGCGACGGGTTGCCAGACACACCAGCAACGTCCTCGCTCGTCACGCCGAACGCCCACAAAAGGTCGGTCGGGGCGACGCTGGACGGTCCAAAGACCGCGCTGCCAGAAACGTTCAGCAGACGGGCATAGGTGTCGTAGGTCGGGACGCCGCCGTTGTTCGCGCCGAGAACCAGCGTGTAGATGCCGGCGCCCGAGGTGGTCAGGCTCTGAAAGCCCTGCGACGGGTTGATGGTGACGGGGCTCGTTCCGGCGTTCAGCACTTCGCTGGTCACCAGAACGGGAGCGCCCGAAACAAACTCGATTTTCGCGTACAGCTTCACCGGCTTGCGCTCAAGAGTGAGGCTGAACTGTTCGAACGTACGATTGGCCGTTGGATTACCCTCGTTTAGCGCAGGGCTTTGCCCTTTTGAGCGCCATTCACATCCCGCTTGCGCCGCTTGGACGAGGAGGGATGAAGAGAGAGTCTACAACAAGGGGCGACCCAGCACCATGCCGAGCCGCCCCTCGTTGCACTAGGAACTACGCGCCGAGCTGCACGACGGCGTTGAAGCCGGGGGCGTTGCAGCCGAGGTTGGCGTAGGAGACGACGCGCAGCTCAGCCGCGTCGCTGTTGTACACGCGGAGCATCTCGAGCCCGTCCGCGTACTTGGCGATGTGCGGCGCCGGGCCGAGCGAGTACAGCTTCCAGGTGTCCATCTGGAGCAGGTACGCGGTCTTGGCCGGGCAGGACCGGTCGGGGAACACCTTGATCTGACCGGCGGCGCCGTTGATCAGGATGCCGGGGTAGTACAGCTTCGCCGGGCCGTCGAACGAGATGTACTGCGCCTTGGCGCCGAGCGACTTCTCGAGCGCGGCGTAGGAGGCGAAGTTCATGATGCAGACGTCCGGCATCCCGCCTTCACGGGCGACCAGCAGCGAGGCGTCGATGACGGCCTCCTCGATGCTCTCCGAGGAACCGTTGAACCGAACGCCGCCGAGACGGGTCGGGTCCTGCGAGCGGTCCACGCCGAAGAACGAGTCACCGGTCGTCGGAGCCGTCACCGGCAGCCAGGCGCCGAGGCCCTTGAGCGCCAGCGACCAGTCACCCTGCACGACCAAACGGTCGGTGGCGACCCAACCGGCGGGGTTGGCAGCCGAACCACCGATGGAGGTGGCAACGGTGATGACGCCCGTCGTGCGGTTGACGGCAATGACGGCGCCCGTCGTGCCACGGTCAACGCCAGCGGTGTCGAACGCCCGCAGGGTCATGTTGACCTCGAAGTTGACGATGTCGGTCGCGTTGGTCAGCGTGATCACGCCGGGGGTCAGGCCGGTGATCGTGCCGATGGTGCCGATGGTGCCGGTGCCGTCGCGGAAGAGCTGCGTGGCAAGGCTGTTGGTCAGGGCGCGAATCGCGCCGTCGATGACCACGGTGGCGCCGTTGATGAACGCCATCTTGTCGGTCTTCGACGCCAGCATCGTCTGGTTGTCGATCTGCGCAATCGAGTAGTTCGACGCGCGGGTCAGTGCGAACGACTCAACCGTCGCGGCGGTCTGGTTGCCCTGCGCGTTGCTGAAGGTCGCGCTGCGGCCCTGCGAGGTGTTGATGATGAGCGGAATCGGCATATACTTCCCGCCGAACTCCTCCATCTTCGGAACCATCGCGAGGAACGGGTTGTTCTTGTAGACCAGGTTCGCGATCTTCTGGTCGTCGTAGAGCTCCTTGAGCGCCGCGTTCGCAGCGCCAAGGTCGAACGAGAACGACGGGCCGTTCTGCTGGTTCAGGTTCGGAGTCGGAACCTGCCCGGCTCCAGGGTAAGTCGTAGCCATCAATGCACCTATCGCGTGCTATGCACGCAAGACTGAAGCAGGCGAAATGCCCGCAAATCAGCGAGTTTGAAAGACGAAGTTGGGTTGGGGCGCCTTACGTCGCTTCAGTACCTAGTGGTTACCGTCCCTCAAGCCTTGCGAGCGCGGCCTTGACCCGGTCCTCATCAGTACGAGGTCGCTGCGGGCTTCCGGCCACACCAGTCGTCAGGCTGTTCGTCAGGGTCGGTCCCATCTTGGGAGCCGAAGCCTGCGTCTGTGCCTGGGCTGAGTCCACTCTCTGCTGCGTCGCTGCGAACTTCTTGGTCGCCTGAGCCTTGCGAGCGAGGTCTTCGTAGTGCTCTTCAACCAGCTTTGCTGCCTCGGGAATCGTCAGCAGCTTTCCAGCCATCTTGAAGTGCTCTTCGATGACATCGGATACAAGGCTTGCACCATTGTAGAGTGATGTCAACTCATAAGTTTCGGAGTGCTGCGAAATGTAGTCGGAGACCTCTTCGCGGAACTGCTCGACAATTGCCGCCTGCTCCTGCGCGGCCATCTCGCGCTGCTGGCGGGTAAGCCGCTCCTGCTCTTCGCGAGCCTGACGCTTGAAGGCTTCCAACTCTTCACGAACGGACTGAACTTGAGCATCCGGCGTCGGCGTGTTGTCGTTGAGGACGTACTGCGCCACGTCGTCGTAGGTCAGGCCGAGCTGCTTGAGCGCCTCAAGCGGATTCAGCCGTGCGGTTCGCTTGGCAGCCTCAAAGGCGCGAAGCTCCTCGGCCTGCTGGGCAAGAACGGCCTGCTGCTGCCGAACCGCCTGCGCCTTGCGGAAGACCTCCTGCTCCTTGCGAGCGAGCACCGCGAACCGGTCGGACGCACGCTCCTTCGGGGGCTCAGGGGCCGCAGGAGGAGCCGCTTCCGGCGCTGCCGGCGGGGCTCCAAGGACATCCGCAGCGGTCGGCTGCGTTGCGGGCGCGTCTGCCCCTACCGTCATGTTCGTCATCGTGCCTTCGACTGCCATGCCTCACTCCTGGTTACTGTACCGGGACATTCGGTACAAGGTCGCTGGGTCCAATCGGAATCGGGGGCGACAGCGGCGAGCCGGTAGCGCCGGGAACCATTGGTCCCATCGGCGGCATCGGAGGCGCCATCTGCCGCGCAATCTCGTCCTCAATTTCCTTGATCTGCTGGAGGTACGTTCGAAGCATATCCAGACGGTCCTCGCGGAGGTTGTTCAGTTTGCCCTGCGCGTAATACTCAAGGCAAAGCTGCCGCGCCGTCTGGAGGTCGTCCAACGGGTCAGGCGAGGTGTAGTCGCCATCATCGACAATCTTGTCGAAGACGCTGGTGAGGTAATCCTCCTCGGCGTTCGCAAGTGACTCGACCTGCTCGAGGTCGGGGAAGTCCAGCAGACGACGAGCCTGACGCGGCGAGAGGAATCCGGCCTGCGCGTACTCCTGAATCGTCTGGAGGCGACCGGCGGGGTCGCTGGGCAGCGACGACACCGGGAAGCATTGCATGACATACTCGTCGTCGGTGAGCTTGATGTCCTTCCAGTTGAGCGTCTGAATCGACTTCTTACCGGGGACGCGGACCTCGTAGCCACCCTCCTCGGCGGCGATCATCTTGATCACCTCGATGGACAGGCGGGCGATGTCCATGAACATCGTTTCATAGCTCTTCGCAGGCGTATGCAGACGGTCGGTCTGGATGTCGTTGTACTCGCGGATGGCGCGACCGCTGTTGAGTCCCTCGGGCTTGAGCGATGCCGCCGAGAGCTGCGACACGCCAGCCTGCTCATAGCCTTTGTTGATGAGGTTCTGGAGGTGACTGAAAATCTCGGGCGCAACGGTCGGCGGCACAACGTACTGCGGCATGGTGCCGGTGTAGTTGATGATGCTGCCAACGTCGTTGTTGATGTGCTCCTTCACGACCTTGGAGCCGTTCTCGATGAACACCTTGAACGTGCCCGAGAGATGGAACGACCGCTGAATCACCCAGAGCAGCTTGTTGATTTCAAGCTGGATGTTCTGAAGCTGCTCTGCGAGACCCTGTCCCCAGTAACCGTAGAGACGCGGGCACCACTGCACTCTGGCAAACGGGAACCACTGGTGCGGCCACGGCTCAATCTCTCCAAGCACCGCGCCGTCGATGGTGATGACGTGTTTGCCGTCGTCTGCGCCGGGACCGCTGGCAAGGTGCCAAGACTCGCGCACGGTCAGCATATCCGCGATGATGCTGCGACCCGCCTCTTCGGTACGGCTCGGCTTCGCCCCTGCAATCTTGGCGTAGTCATCAGGGAACATATCGAACAGCACCTGACGGTCCACCTGCTTCACGCGGTGCATCTGACGCGGAGAACCGTAGAGCGACTCCACGTCGTCCACGAAAATCTCCGACGACATCACGCGCTCATGGCAAACGCGGTCACCCTTGGCGAAGACGTGGATGAACCCATCGCCCCAGACAGCGGCGTCGCGGAACACCGTCGTGCCAATCTCATGCGTGCCGTTCTCGTAGAACACGCCATCAAGGAACGTGTTGAGCTTCTTCGCCTCTCGCTGCTTTTCG